TGAGCGATGGCTGAGCAGACTCTACGCCCCTACAACCCGTCCTGGGCCGACAAGCTGGCGGCTCATCTTTACGACATGACGAGCAAGTCGCCGGAGGCGCGCAACTTCGTTGGCGGTTTGATGGGCGGGACGGGTCTTGGCAGGACGCAGATGGGCGTTGTTGACGCGACGCCTCTTGGCGTTCCGCTGGGTATTCAGGAAGCCTACAACAACGGCGACGCGAAAGGGATGGCGCTTGCGGCATTGCCTATGCCCGTGAAGGCTGCTGGCATGGGGATGGTGAAGGCTGCTGCTAAAGAGGCGGCACCGGCTGTTGAGCGTGGTATCGTCGCTTACCACGGCAGCCCGCATTCGTTCGACCGTTTTGACATCAGCAAGATCGGAACTGGAGAAGGCGCGCAGGCTTACGGGCATGGGCTGTATTTTGCGGACAATGAGGATGTGGCGAAGAGCTACCGGGAGTTTCTGTCCTCGCGCAATAATGACCTGACTGACCCCGGCAACCTTGCCGCTTCTCTCCTTTATCGGACGCCGGAAGGCACCCGAGAGGCTGCAATCCGCGAGGCGCAGACTGTCATTAATTCGGTTGACCGAATGCCTGCTGCTTACAAGCACGACCCCGGCGTGAGGGAGCGGACGCAAAAGGCGCTTGAACTGCTGCAAAGCGGCGCTGAACTGCCGAAGCAGGGCGGCTCCATGTATCAGGTCCGCATCAACGCCGACCCCGAGCATTTCCTTGATTGGGACAAACCGCTGAGTGAGCAATCGCCGGTTGTAAGGGAAGCCATTGACCGTAGCCCATATGCTATTCGCGATGGAGCCATGGATAATTTTGGATCAACGGACCCGAAAGGCGCTCATCTTTATATGAGTGAGTTAAGCGCTCCAGAAATGTCAGAGCATTTCAAAGAACTTGGGGTACCGGGCATCAAGTATTTCGACCAAGGGTCGCGCGGATCTGGCGTTGTTAATCGCACGAACAACTATGTCATGTTCGACGACAAGCTGATCGACATTCTGAAAAAATATGGTCTATCTGGCTTGCTTGCTGGCAGTGGCGGCATGGGAATGCTTCAAGCGCCACAGTCGGAACAAGCGGCAGAGATGTAGCACCCCTATTTGCCATCGCATTCTACGATGATCTACTGTGGATTGCCTACGGGCGGCACGCTCGCGGCGGCTGGTTCTCTCTCTCTCTTCCCGGCTGTCGTGAGCGTGTTTTGCACAGAGAGAGTGCTATGGCTGCAATAGACTACAAGCCGCCGCCGACAGTGCGGGAATTTATCACGCACTTCATCCCGAACAAGCTGTTCTATTCGTGGATCGTTGGACCTGTCGGTTCCGGCAAGACGACGGGGCTGTTTTTTAAGCTGGCGTATCTCGCCAAGCTTCAACAACCTGGACCTGACGGGGTTAGGCGCACACGCGCTGTCATTATCAGAAATACGCTTCCGCAGCTTAAAGATACGACGATCAATTCTTGGAATGCGTGGTTTAAGCAAGGTGAAGCGGGGGATTGGCAGTTATCGCAAAATAAATTTACTTTGATGTTTGATGATGTTGTTTGCGAGGTTCTATTTAGACCTTTGGACACGGCAGATGATGTTGCGCGATTACTTTCCCTAGAGGTAACTTTCGGGTTAATAGATGAATTTGTGCAAATTCCTAGAGCTATTATTGACGCATTGTCGGCCCGCGTCGGTCGCTATCCAAGTAAAAAGGATGGTGGGGCAACTAATTTTGGCATATTTGGAGCAAGCAATCCTGATGTTGAGACTTGCTGGTGGCACGATTACTTGCACAAGGATCTTCCCTTAAACGCTAAGTTTTTTGTGCAGCCATCCGGCCTAAGCCCAGAGGCTGAGAACTTAGATAACTTGCCGCCTAATTATTACGACAGTGCTGTGCAGGGTAAGTCGCCGGAGTGGGTTTCCCAATTTGTGCAATGCCAATGGGGGTTCTCCCAAGATGGCAAGCCGGTCGTTGGGACGTTCAAGCCTGATTTGCACATCGCTAAAAAACCACTTCTCTACAACCCACATTTACCTCTGGTATTTGGGTTTGACCCCGGCATTGGGGGGACTGCGGCTGTCTTTGGTCAGCAAGATCTGAAGGGACGCCTGCTTATCCTCGGAGAAGTGACGGCAGAAGGATACGGGACGCAGCGATTTATTGAGGAAAAATTGCGGCCCTACATACGTAGGAAGTTCCCAGATGCTAGCCTAGATAACATTATCTGCGCGCCTGACCCGGCTGCGGGTAACAGGTCGCAAACTGACGAGCGTGCTGTGGTCGACGTTATACGGCGTCATTTCCCGGTGAAGATCGAGTCAGACAATCGTTTGGCAAGGCGTCTTGACGCAATCGACTATTTTACAGCTAGGCTTGTTGAGGGTGAGGCCGCGCTTCTTATTGATCCAGAATGCAAGGAAATTATCCGAGCGTGGAGAGGGGCGTGGCGCTGGATAGTTGATCACAAGAAGGACGGGTTTAAGTCAACGGAGCCGGAAAAGAACTCGGCATCGCATGTGGCAGACGCTGGCGGATACCTTGCGCGGTTTTTCCACAAACAATCCGAGCGTGAAATGCGCTACGGCACTGGCGGAAAGCGGAGCTTTACACCACCTAGATTTACAAACAACGGGTATCATTTCAGATGAACACTGGCGTATATCGCATCACATGCACGGTTAACGGCAAGTGCTACATTGGCAGCACTGGCAGGTCGTTTAGCGGGCGTTGGAAAAGCCATCTGAACCTGTTGCGCCGAAAGCTACACCATTCAGTCAAGCTTCAAAGAGCATGGGACAAATATGGTGAAGACTCGTTCGAGTTCGCCGTAGTCATCAAATGCAAGCCTGAAGATGCAGTAAAAAACGAGCAAATATGCTTCGATACTATGAAACCTGAATACAATGTATCGAGTGTAGCAGCTAACGGTAGTCTGGGCTGTAAGCACAGCGACGAAGCTAGGCTTGGCAAAAGCAGGCGTATGAGACACGGACCTGATAAATATTTAGTGCGTGGAGAGTGGCTATCTATTTTCGAAATCTCGGAGAAGTATAACATCTTGGCCGGAACCCTTGTTACGCGGGTAAATCGCGGCGAGCTTGGGGAATCCCTTATCTCACCAATACGCGCACCAAACACGGGCAAGGGAAGCAAGTTTCTCGTTCACGGAGAAGTTCTTACAACACGCGAAATATCTACAAAATATAACATACCGAAGCAGACTCTTCAGAAGCGTATAAAAACTGGCGTAACCGGCGACGCGCTTGCTGAGCCTTCAATGGCCCATGAAGATATTGTAAAACTCTCCATCGCTAAGCGAAGCGATAATTTCCGCAGGCTCCTTGTTCGCGGCGAAGAACTTACGGTTTCGGAGATAATGAGCAAATACGGGTTAACTAAGCCAACCGTTAATTCTAGGATTGCTAACGGCCTCACGGGCGACGACCTTATTAAGCCGCCCAAGAAGATGAACAACGACACCGCGAAACGGCATTTGGTTAATGGCGAAGAACTCACCGTCAGGGAAATTTGCCAGAAGTATCACCTGTCGGAAGTGACGGTTCGTGGTCGCGTTATGGTTGGCTGGTCTGGTGATGCCCTAGCATTACCGGCTGATCGTAAGAACAGACCCACCCGCGCCGCCTAACGCCCTTATTTTACAGGGAGGCGCAATTCCCACTAATGGTATCTGTGGAATGTCCAGATACCAGGGGTAGTGGATGGTTATGCCTGCGCAAGCTCAAGCGGAACTGTCACCGCCCGACGTAATGGTGAACGCGCCTGAGACTGCTCCTACGCCGGTTATCCGCTCTGAGGATCTTCGCCAGCTAGGCGACAAGCTCAGCCACACCTTCAAGTCCTATGTGTCGGATCGCCGGATTCAGGAACTGAAGTGGCTGCGTAACCTGCGCCAGTATCTTGGCATTTACGATCCCGATATTGACCGCGAGATGAGCGCCAACCGCTCTCGCGCTTATCCGCGTATCACGCGCATAAAAACGATCTCTGTCCTGTCTCGGATCATGGCTTTGATGTTCCCCGGCAACGAGCGGAACTGGTCGCTAGAGGCGTCGCCGTCGCCAGACATTGACCCGAACGATGTCATGGCTGCGATCCAGCAGATCATGATGCAGAACGCCCAGACCGGCGTTCAGATGCAGATCACGCCGGAACTGATCAAGCAGGCCGTCGATAAGCTGGCCCAGGAGCGGGCTGACCAGATGTCGGTAATTATCGACGATCAGTTGCAGGAGTTGGGCGGCGACCAGACCTACGACTACATCGCGCTGAACAGGTCAGCCCTGAAGTCTGGCATTCTCTATGGCCTTGGCGCTTTGATCGGGCCGTTCGCCCGCGTCGAGCAGACTACGTCGTGGGAGATGGACCCGTATAGCGGTATGCCGATGCCGCAGACGAAAGAGCTTTATAAGCCTCAGTTCGAGTTCGTTCCGGTATGGGACCTGTATCTCGATCTGTCTGCGAAGACGCTGGCGCAGATGGACGGCTATTTCCGCCGTTACGTCATGTCCCGCGCGCAGGTGAAGAAACTCACTGAGCGTCCTGGCTTCTTTGCTGACCAGATACGCGAATATCTGTCGCGCAACGCCAACGGCAACTATAAGCCGCAGCCGTTCGAGACTGAGATCAGGGCGTTGGGCGTGAAGGTCAACGTCAACGAGATGAAGTCTGACGGGACAAAATACGAAGTCATCGTGTGGAATGGCCCTGTGTCTGGCGCGCTCCTGAAGATGGCTGGGGTTGAGATCGCTGAAGGCGCGGAAGCTGACGACATCGACGCTGAAGTGTGGATGATCGACGGCAACGTCATTCGCGCCGACATGAATCCGTGGCGGTCGCTTGGCGTCGATGTGAAGACGCTGCACACCTTCATCTTCGACGAAGACGACACTGCTCCTATCGGGAACGGACTGCCAAATGTTATCCGCGATTCTCAGATGTCTATCTGTGCTGCGTCTCGGATGCTCCTTGATAATGCGTCTGTGGTTTGTGGCCCTAATCTTGAACTGAACACTGATCTGCTTCGACAAGATCAGGATTTGGCTTCCACCAGCGCATACAAGATTTGGTATCGAGAAGGGTCGGGTGCCGACGCCTCTCAGCCTGCTGTTCGCAACGTCCAGATCGACAGCCACCTCCCTGAACTTCTCCAGATCA